GATGCCCCCCCTTGGGGGGTCTACGAACAACCCCTAGGACTCCTGGATTAACCAGGAGCCAACCATCCCGTGTTCAAACCGACGCAACGGGAACGTCCATCACGCTCCAGATGACCCTTCTCTCTCGGATCAACTCCGAGATTTAGGAAGTGTTTCTGGAGGGCGCCCCATGAATCTAGAGGATCAACCGGCTTCCGGTTCCTTGCTTTAAGGACTCGGTATTCCGGACGGTGGAGGAAGCGATTGTATCGCCACTCCACCTTCTCCTCATCATAGGTCCACAGGGCGTTTCCGGCACTACCATACGGGCTGTACGGTATGCGCCGCAAAGAGCTAAGCTCTCGTGCGACCCAATCCGCCGTCGCGAACCATCCTGCCTCATAGAGGTGGTTATGGAAAGCGATTGCTCGAATGATAGCGTCATCGTGATGTACCTGCGTAGGGAGTGGACTCCTTAGGCGCACCGGCTTTACCGGTTGTCCAAGGAACCAGTCGCTGCCACAGCTCTCCCGGAAGAAACTCTTCCAGAAGGACTTGTTGACATTGACCTTGAGACCATAGGTCTCAAGCTCTTTGAGCAGGTAGGGCACCAGGCTAACGGGGACGATTAAGTCGTCACCGTATACTCTCACCCCTTCATCAGGGCCGAGAGGTTTGTCTGGGTAAGTACCATGACAGGCCTTATACGCCAGGTGGATCAACGTGTAAAACACGATTGATTCCATCGGGAACGTAAGGGAACTGCCCATTGATGCAAACTTCCTGAGGTGCAAAACTGTACCATTGGGAAGCTTAGCCCTACGGCTGCGGCATGCTGCAACTGCACGCTGCAACTGAGGTACGAAGGACAAAAGTCCATCGTTAATCAATTGGAATGACACACGGTCAGAAGCCTCGCTCAGGTCAATGGTTGCGAGATTTGCTGTCTCGGAACCTATCTGAGCGAGGAGCTGATTGAAGTCCTGGTGTTTCCACGCGAACCCCTCAAAGAGGGGTACAAATCTCCGCGCGGACAGGACCTCAGTCATCGCATGGAGGATACCCTGCTGGACATACTGATTCCAGACAGGCTCCATAGCAATGATCCGTGGACCTTTCATGGTCTTCGGTACATCTGTTACCCTTGATGGGGTCTCAGATGCGGGAGTGAGTATGGTCGGAGGGTTCTCATAAGAGTCCCTCCAATTCACTGAGAGAAAATCCCAGTGAGGGAAAACGGCGTCAAGCCGTCTCGTCCATACCCGACTACTGTGGCGAGCATTGTAAGACTCGCGAGTAGCAAGGGCTCCACTCGAGTGACGAGGTAGGAAACTGTCATCATTGAGTGATGACTCTACCTTGCGAAGATAATCACCGACTAGCCATTTGGCACAATCGGCAAATCTAGCAATGTCACAAAAGGGATGTACCTTACCTCCCTATCCGTAGACTCGTACTGCTGGTAGGCGGCTTCGACCCTGCTCTCCTTGCACTCCATCTCCACTTTTGAGTGGAGAAGGGTGATTTGGCGAACAATTCGAAGCGCAAGGATATACTCATTGAGCATGTCCTCAGGAAGGCGGAAGGTATCCGTGAGGTTGACTAAAGCTTCGTCAACTCCAAAGAACCTCCGTTCCGCCATAGACCACTTCTCATCGTCCGCAACGCGGACGATGTAGTCGTGATATGGCGAAATTCCTACTTTATCAACAATACGGTCTACACCAGTATCTGTGAAGATCTTAGACAGGAATCCACCCAAAAACTTGGGAGTTCCTGACGCCTTTTCCCATCCGGGAAAATCGTCTGGTCCAATGTATCCTTGCTCGATGCACTTTAAGAGGTGCTTTTCGAACATGGGAAGGGTTATCGTCAAAAACGAAAATCCCTCCTTCACAGACCTCGAGTTCAGCTCTTGCTGATCTCGAGAGGTGCTGATGCCAGTTAGCTCTTCTGCTTCTTTAAGCATAATGAGCGATAGCCTAACCATGCTTTTCATAGGGTCCCCTTTCAGGGTGCTCTATCACGGCATGACTAGCAGACTCCCTCGTTACTAGTTTTCACCAGCGACGAGAGCGGCAATGTTGGTGGGCGTAGCCCAATCAACAATCGCCGTTGCCAAGGCCGCGATCTCCGTAGCCGAAAATCCATTGCGAGGCGCATCAATAACAAGATGCGCGTGCATGGAGATGGCCACGTTCTGATCCGGCACAAGGGGATTCGCCACAACGGCGTTGTCCTTGAGCTGGGCCAGATGACGGTAGCGGGAACCATCAGAGTGCTTGATCGAGAGTTCATACTCCCGATCCGCGCTCCTGAAGGTCCCTTCCTGCAAAGACTGCCCCGTACGGGGCAGATCGATTGCAGTACCATCAACGGTCACGGACTGTGGATCTGCGAAAGCCATAAGGCCCTCCAATCTGGATGTCTCACGACATTCAAAAGGGTGACGGATGTGATATTTCCGTCAGCATGGGAAAGTTTTCCCCATGCGAGCTCACGTAGGTTTATTTGTATCCCGCGTGAACTTGATCCCAGGCGCCCGAGTAAGACCCAGAGCGCCGAGGATTGCCCACTGGTAAGCCGAATGGTCCCAGTTAGGCGACATGGAATACGGACTACCAGGCCTCCGCCGTTGAATTCGTTCAACAGCGGTGATCTGGCCGCGTCCAACAGCCTTCTCAGAAGGACTGAGGGACACGGAGGTATGGTAGATATCCTCGACGACGTACCCGCTTCGTCTAGCGACGAGCGAGTAGTCAGCGACATCCTGCTGGTAAGCAAGGAGGCCGCCGATGTCGACGAACCAATCTGCCATCCAAGACCAAGGAGTAAGCTCGTAAGCGACGGAGGCCGTAAGGCCGCCGCCAAGAAGCTTACGAGCCTTCGACGCATATGAATCCATCCTAGTCGTAAAACCTTCAGGGTCACCGACGAAGTACTCAAAGCTTGAAAAAGCACTGAGACGTCGGCGGGCATTCAAGTAGAATGCCGCGTTAAGACCCGTATAGGTAATCTGACTACCGTGATCAATCCGAAGAGTGATCCCGGCTTTACTGTATTGGCGGAGTCCGTTATCAAGACGGATCTTCACCTCATTGGTATACTCATCGAGAATTCGAGAAGTACGCCGATGTATCAGTTTGGATGATTCCTGGATGAACTGCTTAGTCAGCTCATCTGCCTTTAGAACGGCTTCAGCCATCTTTTGGATGTCAGAAGTCGTAGGGACGATACCGAACTGATAGTTCAGGTATCCTCCTCCAATGTCTCTCGTGGAACGGGGGGAGTAATTTCCCCATCCCAAGAGTCTTGGGGCATCTCTGAGCTCACCCACAAAACGGGTGAGGTCAAAGTCAGGACGCGTCGGACGAATGGCACGCATCATCTTTGCAGCCTCGGACTCGAGGTATCCCGATGAAGGGAAATTCCCGAGTCCGCGAGTGAGAGAGATGATGCGTCCAGCGCCGAAACCCTTATAAGGGGTACCCATGATAGACTTCCCATCGTACGAAAACGTACGGGTGGGAGAGTCAAACACGGTGTAGTCCCTATCGTTCACAATGAACGGGTACGACCTTACGGCCGGACCAGGGGTTGTCGCACGCTGGATACGCTCTAACGCATCAATTTGCGTTGCAACATCGCCCCACTGACCATTACGGTCAAGTGTTTCGATAGCAACCCTCTCTTGTTCAGAGAGAGGGCCAGAGCGATATCCATACTGCTCCTTACGATTAAGGCCAAAATTACGGATATTCTCGTTTTTGACGAGACCGTTTACGACGTAGAAAGTCTTTACGTCGTCCGTGGGTGTATAGTCTGATTCAAAGACATACCCCATGGTGACCTCCAATCGTGTTTCCATGACAGGCTGTGCATTAAGCACCGGTGCCCCCGAAAGGGG